AATGAACCAATAACGGTCAGAGCAACAGCTACAACAGCCGCCCAGTCTTGGGCTGACATTACTTTTTAGGTGTGGCATATCCGAATACGCCAGCTAACACCGCCCACAGAATTGCACGGTAATCGACATCGAAGTTGCTTGCAGCCCAAGCTGAGAGGAATGCACCAGCAGTTAGGACGAAAGGGTTTTTCATGTTCATTTAGTTTGCTCCTAGCATTGGGATTTGGAAGAACGAAGAATCTGAATCACCTTTTTTACTAAAGCTGATATGGATATGTGAGTCGTGGCGATTAATGCCAGTATAAGGTCTGAAACGCCAAAGTGATTTAGCTGAGGCAATCTTTCCTGCGTAAATGATGTAGGAGATTCGCTTGTCCTTCTTGGCGCATAGGCGTATTTGGTCGGCAAGATAAGCACCTGTGCTGGGGCGTGAGTCGAAGTCCTTATCCACATCAATAGCCCTGACGATTCCGTTAGACGGATCGGGATTGTGGTCACTCTTACGATTGGAGTGTGCGGCATCGCCTATCCAGCCATCACTCTTACGCTCGCGGTGTGGAAATGCGTCGTCAAGCTGCTCACGAAGTTGCTGCCCTGCTTTACAGAGGAGAGGCTTCATTTTGAGCAATCATTTCATCATAAGCAGACTTCAAGCCTGACCAAATAGAACCATCTTCATTCTCAATAATGACACATTCAACCCCATCAAGATTTAGATATGTTTTCATTTATAGCTCACATCCTGTAAATAGTATTTTTGAACCTGATGTCATAAGCAATCTTGAGCCTTGACCAGCAGTAATTGTTACACCTGAGGTTGCTAAAAATGATGCACCATTTATTGCGCCAACATTGAAAGTTGGTGTAAAAGTATATTGAGTATTTAACCCAAATCCTTTAATTGTTCCACTTACCGTAATACCATTAGGTGCGGTGCGAGCAGTGACTGGAAAAGTAACTCCATAAACTGTTGTGTTTGTTCCATAAGCATATCCCATAATAAAATCTGATTCGTTGCCATCAAGGCAAGGAAGATACCTCTGGCAAAGCGCAAGTTCGCCACCAATACTGCCTGATGCAGTTTGGAAGGCTGTGGCAGTTGATCCTGCCTCAACTTGTAAGCCCCAAATATCTATAGTGGCATTTTGATTTCCAACGCTGCTATAAGCGCTAATTGCACTTCCCGCGCTAGTCCAAATATCTGCTTGAACTGAGTTATTTGTGCCAATAGTTTTACCAGCAATAGAAGGTACTGCAATAGTAGTGCTGTATCTAGCCCATGAAGTAGTGAGGGTCAGATTTGCACCTTTTGTATAAACTTCGCCTGATCCACCGCCACCAAAGGTTTGACCAATACCAAAGTTTGCTAATTGTCCGTTAGTGCCTGCTTTAATCCAAGCAGAGATAGTTACAGTTTGACCAGCAAAAGTTCTAACATCTTCTATGGATTGTCGTAAAACTGCATAATCGGTTGTAGCACTTTGTGAAACTGTAACTAAGCGAGCAAAGTTAATTGCTTCATATCCTGCGACAGGCGCTGTGCCTACAGTAAAGGTTTGAGCAGAATAGGTAACTGTGCCGCCTGCACCCCGTTGTAAGAAAAAGCGGTCAAAGCCATAAGCAAGACTTGTTGTAGTGCTAGTAAAGGCTCTTTGATTAAATCTGAAATCAGCATTGATTATTTTGTTCTTGGCAGCATAGAAGTTATTAGTCTGACCTACAAGATTAACTGTGCCATTAGTATCATTAACATCCGATGCGGAATAGACATCTCCATCCGCATAGGTCGTTTTTAGTGGAAGTCCGACAGCCATTAGCACACCTCTTTCATAGGGTCAATTCTAGTACATAACATCGAGTAAAGCCTCCTGCGTAGCAAAAGTGGTCACCCAAGTGTTAGGGGTGATTGTGTGGGCTATGCCCTGAATCTGTAGCTTCTTTTGAATAGTTGATCCACCAGGTTGCTCATTGGTTATATCTACCGTGTCAAAGAACTCCAGACTTAAACCTGCTTCGACACCTGCTGAGTAGTTAGGAGTTACCAAGTCTAAAGTAATTGTTTCAATGCGGATAGAAGTTTCTTTGCGGCTATCGACATAAGCAGTTGCTAGCGCTAAGGCGTTGGCATCTGTCTGCATCAACATATCTGTAGCTGTAATGGATCGTGTAAAGTATTGAGCGATAGATGCGGCATCTGAGTAGCTCTGCGCTGTTCCACCAATTCGGGTCACAGTTGCTTTATTCACAATGGTCTTATCATCAAGAGCAAAGGTAATTCCTGCATAGTTAATCCCTGTGCCTGTTTGATTAAATACTGTTGGGCTAGCAGCTTGGGCATCGACCACGAATTGCCTGCCCTTAAAGGTTGCAACACCGTTCTCGTCAATGTAGAACGCGCCCTGCTCTGTGAACTCAGCAGTTTGAATTGCTTCGAGGACTGTGCGAGTTGTGCCAGGGTCTGCCACGCAGGTTGTAGCGCCTGTGCCAATGCTGGTAAAAGCTGCTGGCCAAGCAATCATGCTAAGGATAGATTGAACGCGCTGTGCAGTTGTCTGACCTGCTGTGCCACCTGTAACGCTTGTGACATTGGAGTTGTACATAAGGCGGAATGCGTCATAGCAGATAAAGGTTACATATCCTGTTTCCTGACCTGTTGGATAGGTGTAGCGATATTCGGTAATGTAACCGCCAAATAAGCCATAAGTAACACCGCCATAGATAGCAGATGCCTGAATCTTTCTAAGTGGCTGTAAAAGACCAAAATAAGGACTGGCTGTGTTCTGGGGGTTGAACAGACCTGCAGGATCGACCACTCTAATTGTTGCCTGCCCTGACTCGTAATTATCCTGCAAAAGGTTGCGACCTCTACGAGTTGAAATGTTGGTCGTAGATGTAGAAACATCGACAATAACAGGAATACTTGAAGCTAGTTCAGCAAAGCCCAGTTGTGAAGTACCCAAAATAAACGGGTTACCGAATGAAGCTCCGCCCGATAGATTTATCTTGACTGAAAGGGTTGCTGGTAACGCCATTATCTGTACGCAGTCGAATAGGAGATTGGGATTCCGGAAGCCTGGTTATTGTAAATGCCCTGAGTGATGGCATTGACTAAATCGCGCTCTGTTGTGACTGATCCTGAAACATTTACCACAACTGACGGCGCACCACTTGATGAGCTACTGCTGAATTGTCCAAGTCGGCTCTGTAAAGCTGATATATCTGGCATAGCAAGATTTAATCTGTCGCGGATAACTTCTCTTTGCACTTCAATAGGAGTGTTTGGGCCCATTGTCATGTTTTGAAGTTGCTTAGCCTGTGGGGCAATACTGTCCAGCATGGCTCTAATAGTTGATCGAAGGGCTTCAATGAATGCCGCAAAGGCGTTCTCTGCCTCGTTAGCCTTCTTTATCATTGCAGCCATAGCAGTATTCTGATCATGAATAGCGATGAGCGATAGAAGGCGCATCTTTGTTTCGCCATCAGTTGATTGATTGAGAGCTGCATATAATCCAATGCGCTCTACATCGAACTTCTTTTCTAGTTCCTGAAGTGCTAATTGGTCTGCTGATAGGACAATCTTTCGAGCAGTTGCATCATTGTCAATCTTCTTTAATGTGTTATTGCTTTTTTGCAGTCTCAGCGCATCTTTATTGGCTCGATCAATAGCCATGCGTTCGCCAGGCGATTGCTGTGGAGTACCTGCTGAACGAGCTTTGCTAGATGCACCTAATCTTGAAAGAAGTCCAATACCTGAAATCTGAGTACCAGCAGCTAAAACATCACCGATGAACCCTGCACCAGGTATAGACTTTATTGCCTTTGTAAGAACGCCGATGCCATAGATTGCATTACCAATCTGAGTGGCAAAGCCTTCCATTGCTGTAGTTGCTCCACCGATACCTTCATTGCCTGCAACCATCTGCATAGCATCTAGCAGGTCTTTGCCAATAATCTCTTTTGCGTTATTAGATGCAACTGTGAGCTTGGCAATCGCGCCTGCATACCCTTCGGCAGCAGCTAGTGCCTGTCCTCTGAACTTATCTGTAAGTTCTCCGATGATGACATCCATGTCACCAGCTTTAAGTGTTGCCTTGTCTAGTCCTGCACCTAAACGGCTGAGTGCTGTTGTCTGACCTAGGAAGCCTCGTGATAAGGCAACAGAAACTTGACCTAAGTCGCGCCCTGTACCAGCGCTAATATCTAATGCAAGTGCTAAAGCATCTTGTGACTTCTTAACATCGCCTGTGGCTGTAAGAAGTGTTCTAAACGCTGGGCGAAGGTTATCGTCTAAGACACCTGTGGCGCGTTGTAAGTCACCAATAAACTTCTCAACCTCGATGGCTGCAAAGGCGTTTCCTGTATTGGCTAAGGCTAGGGCTAGTGATCGTGCAGCCTTCTCATCTTCTGCGAATGCTTTGACTGACTGCTTGCCAAATGCGTATAACTTAGAAGCTGCAAAGACACCAGCAAGTTGCTTACCTAGTTTAGCAACGGACTTTTCTAGTTTAGATGTAGCAGTTTCAGCCTGCTTAAATGCTTTATTGCCGGTGTATTCGGCTGCAATATCAATTACTACATTAGCCATCAGCGAGTGCCTACCATTCGATTGAAAGTCTTACCAGCATTGTCAATAGCCTTTAGAACAGCCTTTGTAGCGTTGCCCTTGTCATTTTCCCAAGCCTTGTAAATTAAGCGACCACGCTCTTTGCCTGATCCTGTAAGTGGGCCCATTGCCTGAGCAAAGTTAGGACGAGCCGATGGCTTTGTGCCTGGAGCGCGGCGACCTGCTGTTTCATAAATAGCACCTGCTGCTGAACGATTACGAATCTGCGCTAATGCTGTAAAGCCTCTTCGATTAGGTTTTGATGGTGTTGTCTTGTAGCCAATGCCACGCTTAACAATAGAAGCATTAAACACAGGAAACTTGCCGCCTTCACGCGCCCAGTTACTCAAAGGAGAACCTGTGACATATCCTCTAGCTTCTTTTACAACAGGCTTAAGGACATCGGCAATTTCCTTTTGTGTTTCTTTGCCTAATTCTGGTGCAAATCTGCGAAGTGCCTTACGGAGTTCAACGC